AGTAAAATACATAAATATTACAAATGTCTAAAAAACCCTTCAAATCAACAAAAGTTGGCAAACTAGTAGGAAAACTTGCACCAAATATTCTGGGCATAGCAGGAGACTTATTACCAGATGCAGGAGTATTAGGTATGGTCAAAAATCTTATTGATAAAGATGAAACAATAAGTCCGGAAGATAAACAACAGGTACATTTACAAATAAAAGAACTATATGAATTAGAAGTTGCAGATAGGGATAGTGCTAGAAAAAGAGAGATAGAACTTGCAAAAGCAGGTAAAGAAGATTATATGCATTCTTTTACAGGTATTGTAGGGTTGTTAAGTTTTTGTTTTATGATCTATGCAGTTGTATATTTAGAAGTCCCTGAAAACAACAAAGAAGTATTTATTAATATACTTGGTATTTCACAAGGTATAGTTTTATCTATATTTGGTTTTTATTATGGTAGTGCAGTAAAAGGCAACAAGTGAGAAAAAAAACAAACGTACATACCTACAAAAGTAATACCAGAAAACGCAAAGGCATACACTCAAAGACAAAAAGTAGTAAAGTAAAATCAAGCAAGAATTATTTAAAAAGATACAAAGGTCAAGGCAGATAAAATATTTTTATATATTTGCTTTTGCTTATAGCAAAACTTGTGCAACCTAATAAAGTCGGAAGGCACTTGGATCAGGTAAATAATTTATTTTCTTTTCTAGTAGGGGCTTTTCTTTTCTTTCTTTTTGGTTACTTTTTCTTTCTTTTCTTTAATATTAGATATATTTGATAACGTGAAAAAACCTAAACGCAAAACACTCATCAACAAACTAGACAGGATATTTTCAGAATACATAAGAAAGAGGGATGCAGATAAAAAGGGTTTTGTTAGATGTATAACATCTGGTAAGAAGTATCACTATTCAGAAGTAGATGCAGGACATTTTATATCACGAAAAGAAATGTCAACAAGATGGAACGAGAATAATGTATACGCACAGTCAAGGTACGATAATAGATATAGGTATGGTAGGCAGTATGAATATTCTTTAGCTTTAGAAAAGAAAAAAAAAGGTTTACCTAAACATCTATACAATCTATCAAAAGAAACAGTAAAGTATAGCATAGCAGATCTACAAGAGCTGATAGATAAATACAAAAAAAAACTTGATATTGAGAATAAAAGATTATCTTTGTAATCCTTACCAACTTCGGTAAGAGTTTTGTTTTTAAAGGGGAGGATTAATTTTCTCCTCTTTTTTTTTGGATATTAACAATTTATAATTATCTTTGAGTAAAACAAAACAGAGTGGGAAGAATATTAAGATACAATAAAGAATCCAATATATACGATACAATTTACGAACATAGATATATTACTATAGAGTATGACTTTACAACATCAGAACTAGATCATTTTTCTGGAACAGGAACTTTTGATGGAGTAACTATTAATCGTATTTTGGAGGATAACATAGACATTACAAATAATTTCACACAAGAAGATTTTGAATTTTTAAGAGACCAAATCTTTGACTATCACATAAATAAATAATATGGACTATAAACAAAAAGCAAAACAATTAGAAAAAGATAAAAAAGTTTTGATAAAACAAATATCAAGTTTGAAAAGACATTTTAGACAATATGATCAGACTATTTTAAATAGGATCATTGAAAATAAAAATATCAAATTAGAAGAATATAAAGACAAAAATTTAAAAAGATGAGTTACAACGCACAAATAAAAGAAATACACAAATTAGATAGGAGACCTTTTGGAGATAAAAACAATATATACACCTATCAAATAACTACTACTAAACACACAGGTTTACTTTATACAAGTGAATTATCTGTTGCAGAGGGAGATCATATACAATACGATTATGTGCAACAAAAGAATGGTTGGAAAATAGTTTTAGCAAAAGAGGAAAATAAAAAACCTATGTATAGCAACTATACAAAACAAGAACAAACAGTTGCTAGACTAGATACAGGGAGAAGTATTTTACTACAGGTGGCTTTTAAAGAAGCATCACAAGCATATATTGCAGGTAAAATATCTCAAGATGAAGTGGAGACATTAACAAATAAATACTTTAATATAATAGATAAATAAAATGGAATTAACAGGAACAATATTACAAATAGGCACAACAAAAGAATACGGATCAAACAACTTTAA